CTTAAATTACAACCCTAACGGTTTAGGATTGCGCCGTAACTCCGATAATGCTTTTGCTGCCTCATTACGCGCACCTTGAACCGGATTCTTCCAATATGCTGACAAGTCAAACTTGTTAATCGCAGAAGGATTATATCCAGTTGGTGTTGGTGCAGCGGATTGATTCATGTATTTCCAGTAATCAGCAGCAACTTCGTGGTTAGTAATGCCTTTTTCCAGCATCATTTTTTCCACTTCTTCAATCTGCTCGTCGCTATCAACCAAGCCTTTTTCTTTTAGCTTGCTGCGGCGCTTGTTCAATTCCTCCATCGCATCTCTTTGCTGGAGTCTTGCTTCAAGGTGAGCAACTCGGTCATTTGCTTTCTGAACAGCGGAATTGGTTGAATCTTCAATTTCGAGTTCAGGAATCGGCATATCTGGCTTAGCTTCTTTTGTTAAACGTAAGAAAGCTTTGCGAGTTTTTGGATTCTCAGCAAGTTGACGGGCCAAAAGAGCCAGTTCATCACGGGCTTCGTAGCTAAGGTCTTCAAGTGACATAGGTTATCCCCTTAAATAAACAATAAAAAAGCGCATCAGATAATGCGCTTACCGCCGGGCTTTTCAACCATCATGCGATTTTTAACACCAGTTGCAGCGGCGTTCTTCAAACCACCCATTTGCGAGAAGCGAGGTGTGTTGACGATCTGACCGTTTTGCTGAGTGTTGTCAGTTGGGTTGCGAGGTGCAGCAGCACCACGGGGTTTAAACAAATCCATAGTGATTTCTCCAAAAATTATGACATCATGCCGGGAACTGCTGGCGCAGCAGCCATTGCTTTGCCTTCAGGTGTAGCACCCCCTGCTTGCGGCAAGGTTTGCAACATTTGTAAAATTTCAGACTTCTTAAGTTCTTCCATACCGTCAGAGTTTTTACCTGTCAGTTCGGATAATACTTTGATTGCTGAAATAACTTTTTTGCCTTCTTCTGAATCAGAGCCTATAGCTGGCAGTGCGCGTTTAATCAAATCCATCGCCAACCCAAGATTAACCATTGCTCCCTCTTTTGAACCCATTTTTGGTTCTGGAGTGGACATGGGTGCTGCCATTGGGGATGAGGATTCTTCGGTTTCGACTTCTTCCGCTTCGCCTTCTCCCATTTCTGGAGCTTCAGGAGCTTCTTTACTCCCTTTTTGCTGCTCCATGAGACGCATAACTTCTTCAGATGATACAGCCATAATAACTCCGTATGAAATTTGGCAATAGAAATAAACAAATTACAAAACTTTGTCAAGTTTTATTATCGTTTCATGCGCCCATAAGAGCCTCTATTTGGGCTTCGTTCCTGATATGTGCCCAAACGCTGAACTCGATACTGTAAAGTTGGCCCTTTTTCTTCTTGCCTTAATGCTTCTGAAGTAACTCTAGGCTGATCTGCTTTTGATGTAGTTTCTACGCCATTTGCATTCATGCTACCTCCTGTAAATTGGGTGGAGAGCTAGGTTTAGGCTGTTGTTGTTGCTGTTGTTGCAACATAGCCATTTCTTCCTGTTTTGCTTTGTTTAGCTTGAGCTTTTCTTTCAACAATTGCTTCATAGGCGGTTCTAGCAAGTCTAACAGACCTTCTTGGTCAATAGCGCCAGCCTGATGCAGACTAAATGCTAAGTTTCTCAAGTCTTCTGTGAAGATTGGGCTATTGCTATGAGCATCGACCTTTACCATAAAGTCATCAGTGAATTGTTCAGGAATAAAATCATTACCATCATCGTCTTTTAGCATGATGGGCTGATATTTTTGAATGCACTTTAGGTAAAGCGTTGCTACTTTCTCAAGAGCATCTTCAATAATCAATGCTCGTTTTTTTGCTCTGGAGCTACCGAGTCTTGATAGCGATTCCGCATGAGATTTGGAGCGCACTCCCGCTTCACCTCGACCAGCCAACACGGGAGTAATACCGCTTGCTTCTGCAAACATTGCGTCCACTTCTCGGATGACTTCGAAAAGATCGTTTGGAATGTTTGGCGCAAGACGTTCGACCTTTGCACTTGGCATATCGCTAGAAAGCAAACCGCCAGCGCGATTAAGCGCAAAGTTCTTTTCATCCAAAATACCGTTAAAGCCCATCAATGCAGTTGGTGGAGAGACTTGCTTGTTAAGCAGATCAAGAATCTCACCCATGCGCTTATTACGTACATCTTGCAAGAACACTAAGCGCTGAACTTCACTCTGACCCCAATAATAATCATACTGAGGATTCGGGCAGAACTGGATGAATGGCAACTCACCTTTCAGGAACATCTTTTCGCCCGGACGGTCATAAATAATAACGTCTGGATCAGCAATAGTTACGCACTGGTAGTCACCAATCTCGTCATTGAATACCCACAGTTCGTGCATCTCAACGGTGTCTTCAGCAACTCTCGCCTTGTAGCGATTCATGCCTGACAAGTCTAGGTTGACGTTACCCATTAGGCTTGGATTTGCCTGAGACATAATGATGCGGTCTATACCTTCGGGAACATCACTAGCCTGTTCATGGTATGCCGTAGTTACACGCTTTAAAATGCTGTCGCGTTTAGGGTGAGCGTACAGTCTGGAATACAAATCAGACTTTGTGATGTAGTAGGTATGGACTAAGGCTTCTTGTCTGTCGGTGTACGGTGTGTCTTCACGCAAGACACCAATCGCACCCGGATCAACCATGTAAGGATTTAAACTTCCACCGGGGCCAATGATTAGCTTTGTGTAAGATGTGTTGTAGCACAGCGACCAGAGCAAAACATTAGAGCAAACCTGATCCGTATTTGAGCGCAGCCAATCATCATTAAGTAGGTTTTGCATGGGGCGAATTTTTTTCTGTTCGCCAACCTGTACAGCAGCACCTAAGTTAATGGTGAAGCGCGTTGTCTCGGCAGAATATAAAAAGCTGCTGAGTTGATCTATGTGCGGATAAATTTTGTTAAAGATTGCTGGCGCGTCTTCGGGGCCAGAACCAAAAAGGAAATAAGAACGCAGAGCGGAGTAATCAGCCTTGCGTTCTTCTCTTGAGACTAAACATTTCCCGATGAGATCAATGTAGAACTGTTCTCTTTGTAGAGGCTCTGACGGAATTCTCATTTTTTATCCAATGATAAATTGTCTTGGTCTTGCATATAACTCGCAGGACGGGGCGGTGTCAAGTTCCCAACTTGGTTTGGCATGATACCAACTTGCTCACCAGCAACGGACGGGAACATATTTCCGCTCAATAAGTTGTTCATAGTAAGTTTACCACCTGCTCCACCCCATATAGCAGCGTCTCCTGCGCGTGGTTCGCGTGGAGGTTCAGGCACACCCTTCGGAGCTGGCTTGTTATTGCGCGAATAGTACCCCGCTTGACTGTCACCTTCTCTTGCTGACTTGATATTTGTCATGTTGAAGTCGAGAGCAAGCTGGTCTAGCGTCTTGTCGTTGTGTTTTGTGGTGTCTGACTTAGTTCCTACTGGCTGCAAGAACACCATTTGGACGTTTTCAGTGCATCCATCAGGGCAAACAGGCTCCCAAGCCTCGAAAAACCCGTGTAAATCGCATTTATAATCGTGCATAACGCTCATATCTATATCCCCTTAATTTGCTCATCTAAACTATAATCTGAGTAATCTAACCTGTTTTTAAGCCCTAATTTGAGCTTAATTCCACCATTTTCGACCTGCAAACCATATCCACGGACAATAACGGGCTTGGGTTTCTTTCTCCACTCAATCCATTTCTGTCCAAATCTAATCATTACAGCTACTTCTCCATTTTTCCACGCTAAATACGCCTTGGAAACCCGTCTTTGCACCAATTCCGTCATGTTTGCCCGGTCGTAGAAGAAAATATCGTCCATTCTTGACTTATCTACCCCTGACAGCTCGTAAAACAGGCGCATAGGTATCCCGCGCTTCTTATCTGCGCGAAATCGCCTCATTATTTGCTTTAATTCCTCTTTGGGAATGATGTAATCGTCATTGCTGTCCATAATTTTTTAAATAAAAAATTAAACCAATTAGTTTAGGAATACTGTCTTCCAAGTTACCTAAAGAAATATTGCATTTCATACAAAGTAAACCTCTAACTTTTCCTGTTGAATGACAATGATCTACTCCAAAACCACCTTTTCCTCGAAATAATAGTGTTGAGCATCTTGTATTAGCGCATTTACCATTTTGAAATACCCACATTTCAGCAAACTGTTCTACGG